AGCGTGTCAAGCTTCATGCCATATGCCTGTGTATAGATTTCATAAGGCATATGCATGGAAATGGTCAGTGTGCCACTGCCTGTTCCTCTGACAGTAGTCTTCACAACATTGCCCCTGCACTTCTTGGTGATCACTTTGCTTTCAAGTTCTTCTTCGCATGATCCAACACAGTCTGCTGACTGGTATGCTTCACCACTTTTGAACTTGATGCCCATTTTTCTTAATTCGTATTCAGAAAAAACGCTCATATTTTTCACTCCTTTTATTTAGTTGATTGCATCTTCAAGCCCATTCACAAGCCTGTTGATGCATAGGTTCATTATTTGTTCCTTTTGGTTTTCTCCACTGTTTAGGAAGAATTGCTGATTTCCTGCGTGTCTGGTTGTGCTTGTACCATCATCAGGGAAATACAAATATTGATATGCCTTTTTAGTCGTTACAGTCACAGAAAGATTTCCACCCACGATTTGAAGTGAATTGCTTGTCTTTGCAGGTGCTTTTTTGCCCTTCCATCTCTTGCCTGACATTGGCATCAATCTTTTGATTTCATCATGAATCAGTTGTCCACCTTCATTGTGCAACACATCATTGATTGTCTTTTCAGTGTTGCCCTGAAAGTCTTTCATTGCTTCTTCAAGTCTTGCAAACTCTTCAGCACTAAACTTGAACACACTCATACAATCACGCTTTCTTTGGCTTCACAAAATCAATTGACAGCATTTCCACCACAATATTTGTGTTGGGCTTGGAAACGTATGTGTACACAGCATCATTCCCTGCAAGTCGCATTCCATCAATTTCAATCATCTTGTTGATGACTTCAATTTCAAATCCTTCAGGAATCCATTCTTCCCTGATGATATGCACTGAATAATAATCAGAATAGCCACTTTTGTTTGTGTTTGTTTTCATGGAAGTTCTGTTGAAAACAATGTAATTCCACAATGTTTCCTGCATGGAAGTGTCCACCATGCCATAAAAGACATTTGTGTCCAGTTCTTTCAGTTTTGTTTTAATATCATTTAGGATCAATTGCTTTCACCCCTTCCAGATACAAGAACAGTTCTGTCCTGCTTTTGTCTGTGTATGACACATCATACAAATAGCCATCAATCACTGCCTTGCATTTATTATCCACGCCCTTCACAAGCCTGCTTTTGATTTTCAAAGACAAAGTGAAATCATTCTGCTGTGCAAATTCAAGGTCCTGTTCACGTTTGGAAAGTTCCTTGAAGTTTAGTTTCACAATGAAGTCCATGTCATCCATTGTTGACACATTGCGTTTGGCACTGAAGTCTGTTTCCTTTGGCTTTTCACGATAAATGAAAACAATGCCATCATTGTAGGTTTCAAACTCTTTGCTTTTACGCATCTGTTACCACCCCACTGTTCCCATGATTTTTGACTTCATGTTTTGCCCTGCATTGTGCAATCATGTTTGCATAATTATCATCAAATTCAGGCAAAGAATGATTCCATTCATATAGACAATAGGCAAGGAACAGATTGTGTTCTGTTCCTGCCTGACTGAAATCAAAATCTTCTTCCACAATTCCCAACTTGTGCTTCAAGTCAGGAATTGCAGAAGCAATGATTTCTTCAATGCGTGCAGTTGTGTCATCATCTTCCCAAGTGATATTCAATTTTCGTTTTACTTGTGCAAGTAATGTTTCATTACTCATGATTCACAACCTTCTTTCCTGCTTACGCTGAAACAACTTCTTCCTTGTTCTTCACAGTGATATATGCAGGTTCAAGACCGCTGATGTTCAGATATAAAGCAGAAGTGTTGTCAAATGCTCTACCTGCACCATACTGCTTCACCTTGAACACACGCTGATCCTCTAAGAACTTGTATTCATCTGAATATTCAATCACACCATTCTTTGAACCACCCATTCCAAGGAAATATTCATCCTTCAGGAACAGAACAGCATCACCATCAGAAAGTGCATTTGATACATAAACAGTGGTAGGGAAAGGGAACAGGTTGTTCACATATGCCCCATTTGCATTCAATACAGTGGTTGCAGGCATCACCTTGGTCAGATAGTCGGTCATGTTACAAATCAAACCAACTTCTGTGAACTTTCTCTTCTTGCCACCTTCAGTTTCAGCCATCTGTGCAACCAAAGCACCATATTCAGCAGGTGCAAAGGACTTCACAGCAACCTTTGCCTTGTCAGGATAACCAGTTGAAGAAGAGTAGGAAACACCTTCATGGATGTCCTTAATCAAACCAACAGGTTCATTCACACCAGTACCTGCAACAATTGCAAGTTCAAGACCTGCCATGATTGCTTCTGACAGCACTGCTCTGATGTAGCCATCAAGGAATGTAGGACCTAAGTCAAGCATACCAAGTTCAACAATTGCATATGCTGAAAGCTTGTTCTGGTCAACATCAACAACCTTGAAAGAAGAAGTGATTTCCTTCACGATTTCATCAGTGATTTTGCCCCAAACAGCATTCTGTGCAGAATGGTCATTCAAAATCCACTTGGTGATGTAACCAACATACTGGAAGTTGATTGCCTGCAACAACGGATGCTCTTCCTTCAGGTTCTTGTACACATCTTCAATGATGGTAGTGGGCATCAAATCTTCTTCATTGTCACTGCCAATGATTGCAGTGAATGCCTGCTTGGGATCAGCAGAACGCATTGCATCAATCACACGCTGATACCACTTGGTTTCCTTACTGGTAAGCTGTCTGTAACCACGCTGTGCAAGGATTGCAGAATCATGTGATGCCTGAAGGTCTTCAAAGTCAGCCTTCACCTGATTTGCAATGGAATCATGCAAGCCTTCCCATGCCTGCTGAATCTCTGCTTCATTGCCACTCTTCATTGCAGATACTAACTGGTTGATAGATTCTTTTTCGTTTGCGAATTTAAACATTTTCTCATTCTCCTTTTTAATAATTTTTTAAAAGTGCATTAAAAAAACCACTCCATTTCTGTGTGGTTGTTTCAATATCATCATCATTTGATTCATCATCTGAATCATCATCTGTTGCAACATCATCTGAATCATCATCATCTGTTGCTTCTTCACCTTCATCTTCAGGTGTTTCATCTTCAGGCGTATCATCAGCAGTGTCATCAGTGGTGTCATCAGTGGTGTCATCAGGTTCATCCTGACCTTCATCATCTGCATTTTCATCATCCGCTTCTGCCTGATGTGCTTTGATCATTTCAAACAACTGAAGGAATGCATTCTGGCTTGCATTCTTGTTTTCAGGCTTGTCAATGCTTGTTGCAAAGCCATATTCAAGTGCTTCTGTTGGAAGAATCCATGTTTCTTCATCCATCAGCTTCTTGATTTCCTTTTCACTCAATGAAGAATGTGACTTGTATGCTTCCACAGATGCCTGTGTGATTTTCTCCAAGTCATCAGCCTGCTTTCTCAACTCTTCAGAATTGCCCACTGCATAGGTCCATGCATTGTGAATCATCAGCAAGGAAGATTCATTCATGATACGTTCATCACCTGCCATGAAGATGACAGATGCAATGGAACAGGCAAATCCATCACAATATGTGGTGACTTTTGCCTTGTGGCGTTTCAGTGCATTATAAATGGCAAGACCTTCAGCCACTTCACCACCATATGAATTGATATACACATCAATCTGGTCAACATCCCCAAGTGCTTCAAGCTGTTTGGAAAGATTCACTGCACTAACTTCACCAAGTTCTTCCCAAGCCCAACTTGTAATGTCACCATATATGTTGATGGTTGCTGTCTGCTTGGTTTTCTCCAATGAAAAATAGTTCCGCTTCATTTACTCACCCCCTTCCGCTGTTGATTTCAGCATATTTTCAGCAGGCATGAAATTCATTGACATGAAGAACTGCTTGCTGAACTCTGTGTCAAGCGTTTTCCATCCTAAACGCTTTCTCATATCATCAATGTTTGCAACTCCTGAACCAATTGCATTGTAAATCTTGTCTGCAACTTCCAAGATGTCAACATGGTTGATGCATGATGTGTCAACTGTGATATAGTTGCCTGCTTTCCATTCCTCAAAGGAATAATATTTGCGTGTCAACTCTTCACCAATCATGTCTGCAAGCGGATCAATGCAGATGGAAAGATACACTTTCACAATTTCATTCATGTTGGTGATGTTGCCAAGCATCATTGGCAATGGAATCTTCAAAGCCTGTGCAGTCACTTCAAAGATTTCTTTTCTCATTGAAATGATGTCAGATGCATCCTTTGCATTCTTTGATGAAAATTCCTGCAAATCTATGCCCTTAAATTGCGGATAGATTGCATTGTCATTCTCAATGAACGTCTTCAACTGCTCCTTCAATACTTCATTGAAGATTTTATTGAACTGTGCATCACCTGCTTTGTAATTATCCAGAATCATCTTGTACTTTGTGCCATTTGTCCGCTTGTATGTGGCAAGTGCCTGTGAAATCACTTCACCATACTGCATATACAACGCATCAACCAAGCCCTTTGCACTCTGATTGTCAAGTTTGAAATAAAACACATCACTTGCTTTGAACCGCTTCTTCAACTGCTGACAACCAAAGGTTGCATTGTAAAAGATGTTTTCCTTCAGCGGATTTGATTCATCAATGTCAAATTCATCTGCACAATACAAAAGATTGTTGTGTGGAACAATCAATGAATGCCCCTTGTAGAAATAATTTTCCACAAATTTATTGATGAACTGGCTTGAATTCTCATTTGGATTTGGTGATACATTCAACATATAATACAATTTGTTCTGTACTTCCTCACCCTTTTCATAGGTCTTGAATTCGCATTTGCTCAAAGTGTTGGCAATGTATGAAATGCCAATATACAAGGCAAGTTCCTTGAATGCTAACTGGTCAAGCAACTTTTGTGTGATTGGACTGATTTCAGAAGTGTCCATCTTCTTTTCTAAGAAATTGAAAAGACTGTATTTCCTCACATTCTCACCCCCTTTTCTTAAAAAATAATAGGTTCAAAGAAGCCCAAGTCTGCTGTTTCTGGAAGTTCTTCTTCCAGTGTGACTGATGCAACAAATGCCATGAATCCATCAGTCTTTCTTGACTTCGGTTCAATCTTTCCATATTTGAAATTGTTGTTTGGTGCAGGTTCAAGCTTGGTGTTTCTTGTGTACCAACGCATCAGGGAATCATCACCCCATATGATTTTGTTGGAAACAAACCATGAATGAATCTTTGGTTGCACAAGCATGATGTCAGAAGGTCTGACAAGCTTCACCCTTTTGTCCTTTGCTTCATAACCAATGTTTGCAAGTTCCCTTGAAAGAAGTGAATATCTATAACTATCAATTGCAATCTTGTCAATGTCATATATCATGCTCTGTTCATGAATCCATTCAGCAACCAATGCAGGATTGATTTCCACATCATCCACAATGGTCAATGTGCCATGTTCAACCGCTTCATGAAGCGGATATTTGATCCTTAATCTGTCATTGCAGGCAGTGCAGAACCATGAATGATGAATGCCATAATATTTTTCATTCTGTTTGAACAGCAGGAACACTGAAACAAAGTCTGTTGTTTTGGAAAAGTCAATTCCACACACACAGGTTTGCCCTGCCAAATCAGGAACTTCAGCATTTGTCTTCAGAATGTTTTCCCATGAAGTGACTTCAGTGTCCTTCCTTCCTTGTGGAATGTTCATTCTTTTGGTCATGAATGCATTGTTGATGACAGGATCAAGCAAATAGTCCTGATATTCACGCCCCATCTGATCCTTCAATGTTGGCAGATATGGCAGTGATGGATTTGCCTTTTCCCAATTATCAGGATCATGCACTTCATCTTCTGAATCCAATTTACAAATAAAAGGCAAGAATCCGTTGTCTGGAATCTCACCTTCTAAAATCTTTTTACTTTTTTCAATTAGTTGGTCAAGTGGTCCTTCACGAACATCACCATTGGTTGACACATATGTCCTTCTTGGATGTGGTTTCTTTCCAAGTCCAGTTGTGAAAACATTGATGTTTTCCCAATTTTCATATGCGTGTGGTTCGTCAAAGTCAACCTTTCCAGAACGCAAACCATCCTTTCCTTTTGGATTGTTGGTTCTATACTTAATCTTTGAACGTGTTTTGATGTTCTGGATTTCAGTCTTGTTCCACCTGAAATTCTTCATGAACTTCTTTGTCCACTTTGGATTTTCAAGGATGTTGTATATTTCATCAAAGGATGTCTTTGCCTGTTCCTCACTGTTGGCACAAATATCAATGTCATAATAGGCAACACCATTTGTTGGTGTAATCAGGCTGAAATCTTCAAATGACAAATAGCCATTCTTTCCACCACCACGCCCCATCAGGATGAACAGGTCTGACCATCTTGGCGTTCCGTCTTTCTTGAACACACAGCAGTGCAAGGCAAACACAAATGTCTGCCAAGGAAACAATGAAAAAGGGAAATACTGCTGATATGACATATACTTTTCAAGTCGAACTTCGTCAATCTTCAGTTCTTCTTCCTGCAACGCCTTTTTGACCATTGCCACCAATTGTTTTTGTTCATTGCAGGTTCTGATTTTTTCCTGTTCGACTAAATCAATATAGTCTTGAATATATCTATTCATCACAGATCATCATCTTCATCATCTGGTGGCGTTGGAACAACAAGCTTGCATCTTCCTGAAACAGTCAAGCCCATTTCTTTTGCACAAGCCAAGCACTGTTTGAAGGCTTTGTCCTGAAGATTCATCAAGGTTGTGGCATCTTCACCACGCTGTCTTCTGCATATGCTTTCAAGAAGCTTTTTCAGGTCATCAATTGTGCCATCTTCATCACATAATTTTGCCAAATCATCAATGACTGCCCACTTGTGAACAATGTTTGCTTTTGCCATTACTTTTTCAAGCTGTTGTGTATATTTCAAATACAATTCTTTTGCCAAGATATATTGTGCAAGAATGTCCACATCCAGTTCAGTGAATATGCCAATCTTCAAAAGCATATCTGCATAGTGGTTGAACTCTGCAATCCGCTTCTTGCCCTTCAAATAACTTGGTGGTTCTATTTCTAAAAATGGCACTTCAACTTCCTGTTCCTTGCGTTCAATTTTTTCTTCTTTTGTTAAATGTTTTTTGCCCTTTGCAATCAGCAAATCTATTGGTTCTCTCGGTCTTCCTGCCATTTTCTCACCACCTTTTTCATATTGTGATTTAGGGAAAATTTTTTGACTTGTCGTG